GGTTACGGACATGCAATGAGTCATCGCCACCGCGGAGATCCCGCCCACCACAAAACCGCCTGCTGAGGTTACGGACATGGTTTGAGCCTTTGCAACTGCAGAGGTTCCACCCATCACGAATCCGCCCGCTGAGACTACTGACATGGATTGGGCCATTGCAGCTGAGGAGGTTCCTCCCATCACGAATCCGCCCGCCGAGGTTACGGACATGGCTTGAGTCATCGCAACTGAGGAGGTCCCGCCCACCACGAAACCGCCCGCTGAGATTACTGGTGTGGTGTTAGAAACAAAGGAAGAACCGCCAAGGACAAACCCCCCCGCGGAGGTCACGGACATTGAGTTCAGTAACGCGATATATCCCCAGTAGCCGGTGCCCCCGGCGAGCCACGCACCATAGCTCAACCGTTGCTCGCTCGGGATGGCGTTGATGTCTGCCTGAAGACCGATGAATAGACCTCCATCAGCAAACCATTGATTGCGCGGGATGTTCGTTTGCAGCCCTGCGACAGCGGTGGACAGAGCGGCCACGGTTGTGCTCAGAGCCGTCAGGTCCGTCTCTGCCGCCAGGTTGCCGATCTCCGCCAGCAGGTCCGCAAAGACCTGGTCCGGGAAAAGACCCGTGTAGCCGTACCCCTGGAACATCGCAGCCGTATAGTTTCTACCGTTGATGACTGTCATATGATCTCCACCAGTTTGAATGCGGCATGGGTGTCGCCGAACGCTACGTAATCGATGGCTGTCAGGTCCGCCATGTTGCAGAGGAACGACCGCTGCCACATAGCCTGGGTGGTGTCGTCCGGGTCCCACACAAAGAGCAGTTCGCCGGATTTGCCCAATCTGCGTTGCATCTCAATCACGCACCCCATGGCCACGCCGTCATCCAGGTGTTCCAGGGTGCAGGCGCATTCCCGCCACATGGCGGTTTCATCGATATAGAGGCGGCCGCCCAGGGCGCGGTCCGAGGTGGCTGAACTGTTCCACCCCACGGTTGCGCCGTAGATCAGGTTCTCGGGCGGCTGCCATGCCGGGGACAGTATGCAGCGGCCCAACTCCACGTAGCCGGCCGGGTTGGCGGTATCAATAATGTTCACCTGGCAGTACCGGGCGATAACCGGGGAGGGGAGAGCGCGGATGAAATCAAACTGGTAGCCGTTTTGATCCTCAGCCGTGATCATGCCGTCCCACAGGCTGACGTGCCCCCAGTTGAGGGAGCCGGGCGGGTAGAACGGCAGCCAGACCGGCAAAGCGCCCGAATCCCCCACCAGGGTCGTGTATCCGGAGTCGGAGTAGAATTGGAACTGGACCGTGGCGGAAAGGGAGAGGTTGTGCCTCAGGATCGCCATCACGCGGATATCCCGGACAGCGCCCAGGTCGATGTTGATCACTGTCGACGCGGCCAGGGCGTCGGTTGATCGGGCCAGCAGGGAGACATCCTTGCCCTGAAGGTTGGCCAGAGGGAGTGCAGACAGCCAGGAACCACCGCTCAGCCCCGGGGTTACCACCGATGAGGGGATCACGCGGTCCGGGAATGCGAAGAGACAGCCGCCCACGTTATCCCCACACGTCCACGGTCAGGCTGTTGGAGCCTAGATCCGGCTCGATGCCGAGGACGATCATCGACCGGCCGTTTGCCCCGAGGCCGAGCCGGGGTTGCCCGGCGCTGTTCGTGATCTTGACCTGGCAGATCACCCCCAGATCGAGCACGGCGGCCAGATCGGCAACGGATTCCTCCCTCACCTTCAACTCCAGCCGCATGTGCTCGTACGCCTGCACGTGCTCAATGGCTAAAAAGACCGCTTCCAGATTGTTATCTGTGATGCGCTCGCACTGGAAGAGCTGCTTGGTGTCCGCCAGCAGGTGTTTGGCTAGAGGGTAGACGCCGTACGTTGTCGGCACTTCGGCGTATTGCTGAGTAAAAAACTGCGCCGGCACAGCAGGGTTGTTTGCATATGTGACGCTGCCGGCTACTTCGGTGGCATTGTGGACCGCAAAATTCTTGTTCCATTGGAAATCGAGGGAACGGATCGGCACGCCGCAGTTAGCGTCATTGGTCTGCAAGATCTCGGCGGAGATGATGTTGGAGTTGTCCAGGGTCACGACCGGAGCGCCCCAGTACTGAGGGTCCATCGAGCCCGCGCGGAACGTCCCGGTCTTGTCGAACGCCCACCAGAGCTGCAATGGTGCGCAGAGCCGGTCGAGGACGCTGTCGATGTTTTCCGTATCCCCCACCAGGATTCCGATGCCGCTCGCGTCGAAGGGGGCGGACGTCGGGATGCTTGAAGTATAAGGCGAGCCCAATGGCGCCAGGGCGAAGCCCAGCAGGATATGCATAGGCTGGGGATTGTCCACAGTGGCGGAGACCTTGCCTGCGGGGGTGGAACCCAGGCGCACCATGCCGCCGTATGGCCAATGTCGGAATGTGCCGGGGGCCGGCGCGTTCGCCTCCATGTCAGCCTGGGAGATGTAGTACGCCCCGGACGTCAGGGGGAGACCCATGTCGTATACCTGGAGCGACGTGACGGCGAAACCGGCGATGACGCTGGCGTCGTGCATTTGGTAGATCAGCTTGGAGGTATTTACCAGGACAGGGGGCATCAGGGCGCATCCACCCATGATGAACGGCTTGAAAGTGTTCAGCAGTCCAACCTCGCCATCGACGCCCGCGCCGTTGGTATTGGTGCCACCGTAAAGGTGCGTTTTAAAGGGGACCTGCAAGTTGGTATTGCTGTCCCTAATCCGGAGCGAAAAGGTTTTCCAGCCCCCGGTCAGTTGTTCGCTGATCCCGGTGAAGATGGTTGCGCCGGCGCTGGTCTTGATCCGCACTGGGTGGCCGTCCAGGCCCCAGGTCAGGAGATAGTCCAACGTGCCGTCCGGGTTGGCGAATTCCATGTCGCCGTACATTGTGCTGGAATTGCCGCCCGTGGTGCCGGTGGAGAACAGGTCCCGGTGGTACCGGCCCGGATTGATCACCAGGGGTGTGTAATAGGTGTTTGCCGGCGTTCCGGTGGGCGGCGTGGTGAAGCCTTTGCCCGTGGAGAGGTAGAGGGTATTCGTGCCGCTCTTGACCGGGTCGAAGCCGTCGATCTCGATCAGGTAGAAATCATTCATCGTGATGCCTCCAGTTTGACCTTGCTCTTGATCTGCGCCATGTCGTCCGCCTGTCCCTGGCCCAGTTGGGCCAGCTTGTTGAAGCCTGCCTGATTCACCTTCAGGAGGGGGATATCGGCCTTGTTCCGCTCGGTTCTGAGATCAGCGACTTCCTGTCGCAGGGCGCGGATCTCGTCGAGCAGAGCGCCGTTGTCAGCTTGCCCGTACATCCGGACCGGGATGGTCCTGCCGTCCGGCAGCGGCACGACCGCCTCCGGGCCGTTCTCGCCGGCTATCGACAGGCCGGAGGTGATGCCGCCATCGGCAAATGCGGGTAGGCTGAGATTAGATACTGTAGCGCTGCCATTCATAGCTGCATTTGCACCCGCAATATTTGCGCTGTTTACCTGAATCAACTGGTTAAGGGCAGTCACCATCTGGGAGTCATACCCTAACGATTGTTTTAACGTGCCGACCAGGCTGGCATTGCCGTCCGTGATGGCGGTACTGATGCTGGAGAGCGTGTCCAACTGTTTTTGAGCGGTCAGCAAGGTGGCGTTGGAAGAGTCGCCCAGCCCGGCTTGAGAGCTTAGAGCAGACATTACCGTCTGATAATCCTTTTGATAATCCACGCCGGACGCATAGTATTTTTGGGATGCGGTCAAAAGCGATTGCCCGACTGCGCCCAGATTAGCCTGAGCCGACTGATCGCCTTGATTCGCACTCGACAAGGTAGACGCCCATAAGGCCTGCTGCTGGTTGTATGCATCCTGGGGCGACAAGGTCGACAAATTGCCGCCCAGGATAGATTTGATGGCATTGGCGGCGGATGTTTGCAGAGTGGTAAGTTGCGTGACGGAGTCTTTAGCGGTATCCATGCTGTTCTTGATAGTCACGCCGAAATCCGAAACGGACTGTTTGAACACATTGGTAAGCTCTATGGACTGTACAAGCGCCAGATTAGTAGTGTCATATCCCTTGGTTCTCGCGTCGGACAATTCCTGTTCATTAGACATCAGCTTGTTTATGACCGAGGCGGCTCCCGTATCACCCAGGGCTGTGGCCATCCGGGCCGCAAGGGTATTATTGTAATCCACGGCCTGCTGATAGTAGGTTTGCGCTAATTTGTTGTACTCATCCTGTTGTACTGCCAAAAGCTGGGTTACATCGTACCCCTTGGCCCGAGCATCCGCCAATTCCTGCTCATTCTTGATGCCCATTTGCAAGAATGCAATGTTGGAAGAACCCTTATCCGTGGCTGTCCAATCACGCACGATAAGATTTTCAGAATTAGTGGTCTCTGCCTGGTAATAATCGGAAATTGCCTTGGTTAATTCCTCCTGTTGAACTGTAAGCAATTTGGTTACGTCATATCCTTTTGAATAAGCGTCATTCAGCTCTTGCTGATTAGAGGCCACTTTGTTCAAAATAGTGGCCTGCAAAGGGTCATTATCAAGGGTAGCCTGCCGAGCATCCACTCCTGTATTAAAAGACTGCATAGCATTCAGCGAATCTTGAAGGGCTTTTTGCATCTCCATGGCTTGAACTGTTAATAACTGAGTGGTATCCAACCCCTTGTTGACTGTATCCGTGTACTCGGTCTGTTGTTGGATTTGCAGATTAAGGATACTTGCGGCCGCTGATTGTCCAGATGCATTCATTGCCCTGACGTCCAGGGAGTTCGCAAGGTCGGTTGAGGCCTTGGTCGTGGCATCTATGTACGTGGTCAGATCGCCGAATGCCGGGGCAATGCCCATCAATGTTTGAAAGGTGGCGGCACCCTGCGCGGTGGTTAAATCCAATGAATCGACGAGCTGGATAAATTCGGAATTCGTTTTGGGTACAGCCGTGCCTAACTGCGCAAATGTGGCATCGACTTGTTTTTGATCGTTGGCCGCGGTCATCGCTTGTTGCTGAACAGATGTAAACATGGCCGTGAAATAATCTTTTATCGATGTGTTGAACTTATCAGCGCCTCCCATTGAATCTTGAAGATTGTACGCTTCGGCGGCATTATTAAGGGAAGGCGCAATCGGGTTAGCTCCCACAAGGGATAGGTTGGTATTTACATTGGTTATGGAGGATACCAGTCGTGAGAAAACGTCAGTGGCTGTCTCGCTGGCCGATATGGCAAATGATTTGAGATCGGGAATGGTCTTATCCAAAATAGTGCTGGAGATATTGACAAAGGCCGCCTGCAACTCTTTGAGGATATCGGCCTGACTTTTCCCGGCCGTTCCAACCGAGATAGGGGCTACCGATGTAGTCTGCATCGTCTGATCAAAACCGGCGCCGGAACCTCCCAATGCCACGATACCTGTTCTGATGCTCCCAACGATATCTGAGATGCTTTTGCTGATGGCAGCGGAAAAAGTGGGGTCTGCCGCCCCCGTGTCAACGGTATAAGGTTTAGCCCCAGTCCACCAGTTACCAGAATCCTTATTGACGTACCCTTCGGTGGCGGATTGGCCATTATCCATTCCTACAGTGAAACCAGCCCCCGTAGTGTGCGAGTTTAAAGAGGTGTATAAGCCAGGAGCACCTTGGAGAGCAACCGTACCGGAACCTGTTTTCATGGAATTCGTTATCGTGGTAAGGGTGTCGGCAACTTTAAGCATGGATATGGAGATAGTCCCAAGATTCTTGGCTATTGCGTCCAGTTGCTGCCCCGTTTCCGTATCCAGGGTGGTTGCCAAGGGGGATGGTGTATAAGTGCCTATGCCCGTCGTTGATCCTCCTCCGCTGGCGCCCCCGTCTGCGAACGATCCGGAGGGTGCCGATACTGACCCGGCACCCCCGCCGAACGAGGTCGATTCAATCTTGGCGATCTGTATGGCGCCGGTTGCAGCCGCGACAGCAGCGGCGGCCAGGCATGCCGGATACGGGACCGTCGCCATGGCGTTCATTATGGCGGCGGCGGTGGACATGACGGCGGCGGCGATGTTGTAAGCCTTGGCGGTCTCGAAACCGTGGCGGCTGGCTGTATCTTGGGTGCTCGCCAGGGCGGTGAAGAGATTGCCGGCAGTGCTGGTATAAGTGGCCGCCATAGTGAGCTGGGCCTTGAGGGAATCCTGGTTGATCTTGTTGGTGGCCTGGTCGTTTTTCTGCCGCTCCAGGGAGGCCTTGTCGTCCAGCGCTATAATCTGGGCGCTATAGTCCTTGTAGCTGGCGGTCCCGGCCATCAGCGCTTCAACCTGGGCGTTCTTTTCATCCTGGATCTGCTTCATCCGGGCGTCATGGGCCTGCTGCTGAACGGCGAGCTGGTTGGCTGTCTGGTCGGCGATGGAGTCGAACCCTCCGGAGGCGTTCGTCCCCACCAGGGATGCCGCGGTGGCGGAATTCTCTGTTTGAAGCGCTTCCAACGCCTTCCGGGTCTTCTCCTGATCCTGCCAAAGGGTATTCTGGATGCTCAACTGGTCATTGACCTGCTGCATGCTGATCTGTTCGTCCGTGTATCCTTTCTTTTTCAGGTCAATGTACTTCTGCGCATCGGTGGCGTATTGGGCCGTGATGGTCAAGCCCTGGATCTGGAGCGACTGGATCTGCTGCTCCGTGGCGTAGCGCTGGATGGCGTCCTGGTTCTGGGTGGAGGAGTCAGAATACTTCTGTGCCTCCAGCGCCGCTTTTGCAATTGAGTCAGACAAAGCCTGCCCCGCTGTAACCGACTCCTTTTCCACCTTTTCAACGGTCGTGTATAGGTCGTTGTATTGCTTAACCGCCTCATTGTACTTGCTTAAATCGTCAGCATTACCGCTGAATACCGGCATTGATGCCTTATTCCACTTGTCGGCTGCCGAGTTGTAAGTGTCAATCGAGGCATCGGAGGTTTTTTGTAACAAGGAGATGTCTTTATCTGACATGTCTTTCTGTATCTGGTATTGCCGGTCTAGTGATTGTTGCGTAGTGATAAGCCCCTGCGCGTACATTTCTTTAATAGTCTCGGATTTCAGTGCTGCAGCGTTTTTAGACTCGTCAAGCTCCGCTTTGTCATATGCTTGGCTAACGGCTAGCTCTGCCGCCCTGAATAGTTCCGTTTCTTTTTGCAGGGCCAAGTTGTCGTTTACAACCGTAAATTGTGGCGTCAACTCAGCTTCACGCTCTTTTGCCTTCGTCATCTGAGCAGCATCAATCTGCGCTTTGATGGCTGTGGTCTTGGCCTTGATCTCCTCAACCGTCCCACTGATTGCAGACGCTACCAGATGCTCTGAAGCGATATGAGTTTGCTCAGCCTTGACATACTGGTCCTGCAAGTTGTAAAGCTCCTGTTGGGCTGATAGGAGCGACTTCTCAGCAGCCAGCTTGTCTACGTTCGAGTCAGGGGCATCGTTTTTGTCAGGTGCTTCAGGAGTCCCTTTATTGTACTGCCCTTGTGCCATATTAATGGCACCCTGATCGACGCCATAATCTCCATTGATGTTGGTCTTGAGAGTATTCCAGGCGGCGAGGGCTTTCTGCTGGGCTTCTTGTACCAAACGGGGAATAGCCGCAAAGCTTCCTGTGACGGCCTCCATAATGACTTGCCCCAGTGTGCTGAAGCCAGTAACTAAATCTTTAATGACCAGCTTGGAAGTCTCCCAGACAGATTCCAAGGCAAAACGGAAGGTATAGCCCCAAAGAGCAATATTTCCGGTAACATCACGGAGCAGTTGGCTGATACTCGGAAAGCCTCCCTTGAACAAATTGTACATCTCGGTGAAGATTGGAATTGTAAGGTCAGCCCAGACACGCTTGACGGAATCGCCCATGTTCTGATTTTCCTGGTTAAACCCAGCCTGGGCTACCTTGTAGGCTGCAACAGCCGCCACCGTTTCCGGGCCTATAAGGATTTGATACTCGGACATCCGAGCTTTGGACTTCTCAATCTGGTCATCATTAACCTGCATAGCTTCTTTAAGCTGCCCATAACTGCCTAAACCCATCATGACGGCTACTTGGTTGCGCTCAGTGCCTTCGGTATAGGTATCCAGCACCTTGACGGCATTGGCAGCCACAGTGGAGAAGTCCAGTAGTTCCTTAGCATTATTCTTGTAAACCAAGCCGAGATCATCAAGCTGTTTCCCTTGGGCACTCGTATAATCAATAGACTCCGCATTATTCTTCACCGTGGTGACATCCCCGGAATTCAGGTTCATCCGGGACATGGTGTTCTGCATGGTCTGGGCTTCTTCGGTGGTCATTTCCATCTGAACCCTGAAGTCCTCAACCTTCTTGGTGGCATCCACCAACCAGTCGACCTCGGTATTCTTCATGGAATCGCCGGAGAACAGCCCGGTGATGAACCCCGCGATCGCGCTGAGGATATCCCAGATGGTCTTCAGGGTTTCGTAGAAGGCGAAGGCGGCGGCAGCGGTTACGCCGAAAAGCACGGCGACCGCCGCGACCTCAATCTTGTTCTTCACCCACCCGGCAGCCGTGGCGGCCACGGTGCTGACGGTATCCATCAGGCCGCTATTGGTGGCCTTGACCTGCTCGGCCTGGGCCTGGAAGGCGGATGTGTTGTCAGAGCTAGCCTTGGCGGCGTTGCCTGTAGCCGAAGCCACATCATCCATGGAAGATGCGTAATTGTCCGCGTACTGGCCACCGTAGTCCAGTTGGCTGTTCATGGCCCTCTGCATGTCTATAAAATTTAAAGCGGCGCCGGTGGCAATGCCGGCGACCTCAACAATTCTGGCCAGGCCGGAAACGATTGGGATGGGAGACCAAGAACCCAATTGACCGAGAGTGACCATCACCCCCGATATGTCGCCCGCCAGCCTGCCGGTGGCGCTGCTGGTATCGCCAAGGCCCGAGGACATGCGTTGGGTTGCGGTCTGGGTGGCTTTCCCGGCATTGTCGGCGGCCGTACCGACGTCGTTGAGCGCGCCGGTAACCTTGTCTTGACCGTCCGCCGACATAGCCAGTTTAAGTTCCGCTAAAGCCGCCATTTAAATGGTCCTTGGTTGCTGGTGGTAGGGGCGCAGTGCCTGCGCCCTTACGGGGTTGGATTTGGGCGGACGCGGTCCGCCCCTACAGGGTCGGGCGGACGCGGTCCGCCCCTACGTTTTCTTTTTCTTGTTCCTGGTCTTGTCCCGCTCCGCCTGGATCTTGAACCACACCCCGTCCAGCATCAGTATCTGCTCGATCTCCCAGGGGGTGGGTTCGGTCTGGAGCAGTCCGGCCCAGGCGGCTATTTCCTGGAACGTGATCGGGGCGGGACCGAACCCGCCCCCCCGCGTATTGGATAACTGCATGAACCAGAGCCAAATATGCGTGACGGTCTCGTACAGCTCCGGTTCATCCTCCAGGAGCGCCGGTTTTCTTCCGGTCTGCTCCCATGCCTTTTCCAGGTGCTGCCGGGGGGAGACGCCCTGATCGTCCGGAGTGTCATAGCGGAAGCGCCACTCGGCCACTTCGGCCAGGTGTTCGCTTAGCTCCCCTTCGGCAAAAAATCGCGTCTATCACCGATCTCGCTGTCGATCTGCTCGCGTATCCAGGCAAAGCCAAGGTCTGCGTAGATGCTCCGGCACGCCGCGGAGCTGAAGGGGACGAACTCCCCATCGTTCAGTTCGATCTCCGGACGGCTTCCGGTGACGGCGCCGCTATCATCCTTTATGTCCTCCTCCCAACCGCTGGTGAGGCCGACAAGCAGATCCAGGCTGTTGGACTCTGTCTCTTCGGGTGTGGCAAGGTAGATGCCGCGCCGGGTCTTCTTCTGTTTCTCCAGGCGCACGGTTTCCTGTTCGCGCTGGATGCGCTTGAATTCCTTGGAATCCGCGCCGAGCACGAAAAAACGGATACCCAGGGGGACCTGGGTGCCGGGATGAAGAAGGGCTACGGGACGCCCCTTGTTTGCAGCTTCGCTTGTGTTGAGTGATGCCAATGCCATTGTGTGTCTCCTTTAAAGAATCAGGTTGAGGTTGAGGTTGAGGAAGGACTTTACTTAACCTTAACCTTAACCTTGCTTCTTACAGCGCCGAAGGCTGCGTATTCTTGATCGTGGCCATGATCGAGGTGCCGTTCGACCCGTTGTCCCAGTAGGCTGTAAACGGCAGGTCGACCAGGATGCCCTTCATATCCTTGATGATTGGGTCCTGCTCCTGGTAGATCAGTTCATCGATCTGGATCTCGATGGACTCGTTGCCGGCGCTACCCGTGCCGTCGCCATGGGCGAGCTTGACATCGAGAGAACTCTCCGTGCCGTTGATCGCCTTCAGAAGCAGGGCGTCGGAATCGAACAGGGCCGTAACCTGGCCGGAGACGACGGTCACACCTTCGGGCAGGCTGTAGCGCTTGCCTTGGCTTCCGATGACGTAGACGTTGCCGTCCAGGGTGTTTTCCAGGGAAAATTTGAGGGCGGTGACCGTGGCGATGACCGTGCCGGCCTCCTTGATCGTGGCGTCGAAACCCTGGAACGGCGTGAAGCCAAGATCTACGGCGGTCCCATCGAATGTTGCTCCGGACTCGACACGGGACGCGCCCATGAAATCGATGGACAGCGGCAGGACGCCCGAGGGCGGGATATCCCAACTGGCCTTGTTGACCTTGCATCCGTTGTAGAGGAAATATTTCCCCAGGTCGGTGAAGCCCTTCTCGATGGTGTGGGTGGGGAGGGCCGAGCCGATCTTGAAGACATGGGTGTAGGGAGCCGCAGAGCCGGTAGTGGTGACCGACCCGAAGATCATCCGGTATATCCGCGCCATGGCGATGTTCATCTCGGTGGCGATGTTGCCGGTCACGTCATGGTTGCCGTGGGTTGGCATCACCGCGCTACGGTTCTTCCGGATGATGTTGCTCTTGTTGAGCGCTGTCTTGGCCTGGATGCCCTCTCCGGAGAACGGGAACACCTGGCTGCTGGGTGTCACCGGCGTTACGCCGAAGGTGGCTTCTGCCGTGGATAAGAGTATCTGGCCGTTACTTCCCGTTGCCTGAGACATTGGCGCCCTCCTTCACTGGTTGTTCTGCACCCGGCACCGGTGCGTCCGGTGTTTTTGAAATGGACGCGGTGGACGTTGTGGACTGAGTGGACTGATTGAGTTTCGCTTCGGCTACCTTCGTATCAGCGTCAAAGTCCGCCTTGTCGGCTTCCAGGGCAGCCACCTCCAGGGCCGTGATGTCGTGGCCGGTGTCGGCCGGGATCTCAGGGCCTGCAACCTGGAACACGATATCGGTCCTGGCGAGGAGCTGAGCCGCGACCTTATCGCTGACCGGCTTGGACTTCCCCTGGTTGAACGGGCCGGCGATGCCGGCGGTGAGGGACGGCGGACCGTCTTTGAAGTAGATATTCTTCATGTCACATCCTTTCATCTATCGCAAAATTGACTACGTACACAGATTTGCCGCCGACCGTGGCGATGAGTTGGAACCCCTCGGGCACCAGCATCCTGTTGCCGTACTTGAGCCACTTCAGGTTGTTCCAGACCAGTTCGATCAGGCCCAGCCCCTGAGTGGTGGCCTGCTTGCGGGAGCCGCGGTTTTCGAACATCACGAACACGTCCCAGCCGAGTTTTACTTCCTGATTGCTGGGCGGAATGGTGTTCGAACCGGCCGCCCTGCCGTTGGCCAGGGCCACCAGGGCAGCCGGGAGTTTGATGATCTTCTCCAGCATCTTGTCCGGATGATCGTTCCAGACGTCCACCCCAGGAAACGCGGGGATGCCGGACGCGATCGCGATCCCTTCCAGCTTGGCGATGATGGTTTCCTGGAGCTCTGTGAGCATCAGTAATCCCTCATCCTGTTTCGGGTGAATTGCCGCTCCTGGGCGCTGTAGGAGACCTCTGGGCCGCCCTTTGCCGGCGGAGCGGGAGAATCCTCGTACAGCTTCATCTGGCTTGTCTGGATGAGGACCAGCATTTTGATAGCGGTGTCGCGGCGAGCCTGAACCGCCGCGGGGATGTCGCACTCCGGTTTCAGCGCAAAGCAGTTGTAGGCCGCCAGATCGGCGGTGATGCTGACGGCCAGGTCCGGTACCGGGTCGAGCGGCAGCGGGTACCTGCCGCGCAGATACGCCTCAACCATCACCTGAGCGTCCTGGATGCACCCGTTCACCGTATCCTCGTTGATCGCGCCCGTGTTGGTGTCATCGGTCAGTTGGATCAGGAGATCGGTGGGGATGCGTTTTTTCTCGATGTCGGCCAGGGCACAGTAGGACATGGGTTACGCCGCCAGCTCGATGCGGCGCTTGGCGATGGCGTCGAGCACGCCCTTGCGGGTTTCGCCGTCGGCAAGCTTGTCCAACTCCTCGACGGCCGCGGCGGCCTGGACCAGCTCGATGGTCTTTGGCACGTTCAGGCCGGCAGAGGCCGGGTTATTGCCGATCAGCTCGACCACCAGCATCGGCTCATCCTGGAGGCGCTTCAGCCCCTCCCTGGTGAATTTATCGTCGCTGTGTTCGACCGGCTCTCTCGTATGGGCTATGCCGCAACGGCGGAAGCCGTCTACGGTTGCGGTTATGCGGATCATGGGTTTCCTCCTGGTTGTGTCTGGGCGGACGCGGTCCGCCCCTACGTGATTTACGGCGCGGACTATGTAGGGGCGCACCGCGTGCGCCCTTCGCGTGCGCCCTGTCGGATTCCACCCCTACGTTTGTTGTCAGACGCTGCCGTCGCTGCCGAAGATCAACTGCCAGAAACCGTAGCCGCCGGCAGCCCTTGCCTCGGCGCCGAACTTGAATTTCTTACGCATGAAAACGTCCTCGGTCTGGGGATCGATCTGCTGGACGAAGACCGGTTTCTTGCGTTCCTGGTAGATGAACGGCTTGATCGGCTTGGTGGTGTCCAGGAGGAACCAGGCGGTGTCGCTGGTCAGCCTGGAGTCGCACACCACGGTGGCGGTGCCCTTGTAGGGGTTGGCCTTGCCGTCGTCCAGGCGGTCGTTGGTCATGAGGACGTTAGCGATGTCCTCCAGGGCCGGTGGCACCAGGAGCACGTTGGGGGTGATGTTGAGACGGCGCCCTTCGTCGTCGGTGAACTTCTTCATGGCGGTGCGGTACGCGCCGTAAGAGGCCATGGCGGCCGCCTGGGAAGAACAGACCAGCTTGGCGGTGCCCTTGTTGCTGACCGACTGCACCGTGCCGGTAACATCGGTTACGGGGTGATCGACGTCGCACATATACTGGGCGTCGTAACATGTATTTGTGAAGACGCCGTCGACCAGGGCCGCGACGATCTCGTCCGGGAGCTGCTTGGCGGAGAAGCCGGCCATCTCGGCCTGGGGGGCATAGATGCCGAGCTGATCGTCCTCGATATCGTTCCGGTCCACCTCGACCGTGGCCTCCCAGTCGTCGTTGGTGATGGTGTAGTTAAAGGCGGCCAGGGCCTTGATCGCCTTGTCTCCCACCCATTTCTTCATGCGGGGGAAGTTGGCCAGCCACTTGTAGTCGTTGGTCCTTGTGCCTGACGGGACCAGCATGGCGATCTTGTCCCAGATGGAGGGTGCGCCGTCGAAGGCCCGGTTGAATGTGGTCTTGAGGTTGACGAAGATGTTGGCGATGGTGCTGGCGTTGACGATCATGCCGCCGATAAAGAAAAGCGGCAGTGAGGCGACCGCAGGTCCGGTCGCGGCCATGGCGCCGTGGGGGCACATGGTCACGGCCACGATAAGCAGTATGGCCCAGACGGCAAAACCTTGGAAATGGGAAAGCAGGTTTTTCATGGAAAATCCTCCTCAGGAGATTGATGTTTGGTTACTGGACCCAGATGCCGTCGGTATCGACTTCGATGACCGTACCGGCGGCGGATTTGCCGGTTGAGGTGTGGCTTACGGTCTGGTCGTCCTCGATGTAGCAGGTCTTTCCCAGGTCCGCCTGGACAACGGCGTCAGAGCCGCTGTTCTTCCACTTGAAGGCCTTTTTGCGGCGCACCATGACGCTTACAGCGCCGTCTGCGCCGGCTGTGTTGTCGACCATCTGCTCGGAGCGGCCGATGTAGGTAAGGGTCGTTGCGGTGGCGCCGGGCGTGGCAAATCCGGTGGCGTTGGCGGCCACCAGTGCCCCGGCGAAGATCTTCTTGCCGACGGCCACGGGGACGGAGATCAGTTCGCCGTCCTTGAACTGGGTGTTGCGGTCTGCGGTCAATGCCATGTAGAACCTCCTGAAAGCGTGAATGGTGAAACGTTAATGGAGAAGGAGCCTAAGACAGGTTAAGGTTTAGGTTGAGGAAGGCCTTTACTTAACCTTAACCTCAACCTTGAGGTTACTTCCCGTATTTGGCGATATCCTCGGCCGAGTTGCCGAACATGCCAGCTATTCTCTGCTCTTCGGCGTTCAGGGCCGTTTCCTGGTCGCCGGGCTTCTTGCCGTCCAGGTTGCTTTTATCGGCAACGGTCGGGGCGGCTGTGGCGAATGCCTTGAAGCGCTCCAGGCCGCCTTCCTGTTTGCATTGGGCGATGTGATACTCCTTGGTGGCCGGGGTGATCTTGCCGGCCGTAAGGGCCGCGGCGATCTCGGTGTTGATGGCGGTTTCAAGCGCCGCGTCGGCCTGCAGCTTCAGCTTGGCCTCGGAGTCGTTGGCCCGGTTGACGGCCACGTCGTAGTCGGCCTTGGGCACGAACTTGTCCAGGGACGGGCTGTTTGCGGCGTTGAGGGCCACGTTCAGATCGCCCTTGAGCTTGGTGATGTGGTTGATTGCCTCGTCGAAGGTTGCCGTCGGGGCCATTCCCAGGACGGCCAGAATCGCTGCTAAATTCATGGTGACTCCTTTCTCTTGCTGTTGGTTGAGAGCTGGTACGTCCAGGTTTGGCGTATTGGTGAGGCCGACGCTCTTGATGCCGACGATGTTCATGGTCTGGCGGTCGTAGATGTAGGCCGGCGAGTAGTAGCGGTACTGGCGGTTCATGACAAGGTCGGAACCGGGGGCGTTCCAGTCGAACTTTCCCCATACGGAACCGTCGGACTTCACCTCCAGCCCGGTGCCCCAGGCCATGGCCGGGGCCGCGTCGCCGTTGGGGGCCTTCAGTTGGGTGGCGTGCTCGACGTCCATCGGGATATCCACGCCGTTCCCCTTGAAGAAATCAACGATTCCCTGAGGATCGGGATTGTTCCAGCCGCGGCCGTCTCTCCCTTCCACGCGGGCGCCGGCAGGCACCAGCATCAGCTCCGCAGGCGGGGCAGCAGCGCCGTCCGCCATTCCCATATCCATGTTAAGGGCATATCCGACCGGGATAGCGCCGTTGTTCAGTGCCAGAGCCAGGGTTTTGACGATTTGGCGCTCATCATCAACAATCAAGATTTTCATTCGTCGCCTCCTGGAGGGCGGCTGTAACAGCCGCCCTTGATGGATACCTTTACATCCCCGTAATTTCTCCCTGAAGCCCTTCAATTTTTTCAGCCGGGTCGATTTACCCGGATGCGACCAAAACGGAACCGACTTAAAGCCGCCTTAAAATTTGATTGTGTAGGGCGAACGGCACCCGGTGCGGGGGTATGTAACACTCAGGCTTGAGTTCGCGCCGTACAGGGCAAATTTGACGCTTTTCAAATCCCCCCTTCTTCCCCCTCCCTGACCCTCCCCCGCTGGGGGAGGGAATTGAGTCATGGATTCAGATATGCCGCTATCGCATCCAGGGCCGCCTGCTGATCGCCCGGTGCAATCTCCATGGTATCGCCCGCGTTGTGTCCCAAGTAGGGCCGGGCCGGGATCTCCACCTTTCTGCCGCGGCCGGCCATACCGCCGAACTGCTGGATGCCGGCATAAGGGAGACGGCCGGAAGTTCCCCACTCCACATGGGTGTCGTCTGACTGGTAATGGATGTCGCCCCTTAGTGCCCCGGTCTGCTGGAGGATCTTACGGTTCTCCAGGTAGCTGGCGAATGCGGTCCTCATCTGGCCACCCTGCGTGTAGGCACCCTCCTTGCGTCCCTTGCCTGTGCGCAGGTAGGATTGCAGGTAGGTGCGGACCTTGAGCGGCAACCAGGGATTGCCGTCCGGATCGCGCTCGGCGGCAAAGCGGTCATCGACCCGGCGGGTCATTATCTCGCCCACGTCGCGGAAGACCGGCCGCATGTTGCCGTAGCGGGCCGCAACGGCTGTCAGGAGGCTTTTTACCTCGGCGCTTTGGAGATCGATCCGCGCTTCCATCAGTTCACCTCGATGCCCTGGGCCGTCAGTTCGTCCCGGAGCATGGCGGCAATATCCGGAGGCAGGGTCGCGAGCTTGTCGGCCAGAACCGTGTAATCGTGTTGGGCCGCGGTGCCGACGTTATAGTCCCACCCAGGGTCGATGCCGTTGGGCACCTGGATGATCTCGCCGGTGGCCGGGTTTGCCCAGTCGTAGGAGCCGTCGTCCGGAGCCGTTCCCATACCGCTTGCCAGCGCTGCCTGGTATTCCTGCTCCGAGGCCGCGAACACAGTGCAGTGGCATCCCCACCCGTTGGGCGGGTAATGGGTGTCCCACCAGGGATCGTCCGACGGCAGGATAATGCCGCTCCAGGAGACGTGGAGAGGGCGTGGGTGCATGACGCCGTCGGCATGGCGATATAGCAGGTACGGCATCATGGAGCCCGACTCGGTCAACTGCTGCCAGCGGCCGGCCATGTAGGAGGTGCGGACGTTGGTGTTGTAGATCAGGGAGCTTCGCCAGTTGCGGGAGCCGTTGTAATCCCACCCATGCTTGGCCACGATGGTGTCGAACTGCCCCTGGAAATCCTTCAGCGTCGTCTGGCCGTCGATGGCCTTCTGCACCGCATCGCGGAAGTCCGTCAGAAGGTCCGCCTTGTACGCGCCCGCCACCATGAACCCCTTGGCGTGCTGTACGGTCCAGAGATCTGTCCAGGCCTCGGTTGGGATGTTGAGCTTGTTTTCAAAGAACCTTGAAGACTCGTTAAAGGGAAGGTTAAAGGTGCGCTTGAACTCTTCGGGGGTCATGTCAGTTTGCTGCCTGGACGTCGAGCCGGCCGGCGCAGTCGGCCATGGTGGTTGCCTGGGCGATGATGGCGCCGAGATCGTCGGGCTTCATGGCCGGGAACAGTCCTGCGATGCTGTCGCGCAGATCCGCGAGGTCGCCACCCTCATCGAGCGTCTTTTTGACCAGGCCGCGCAGCAGCTCGACCCATGTATCGGTCTGGGCGATGGCCCGTTGCTGGAGCATGGTGGCCGCGGTGTCGGAGACGTCGGTTGCCGGGGAGTACTGCTCGCTGTTGAGACCGACCTGCCCCCCTTCCTTCTTTCCAGGGGGAGGAGTTTTATCACCTCCGGCGAAGAAGGGTTGGGGAGGCGGTGCCGGCGCTGTCAAACAGACGGCGTCCGGGGCCGGGTCGCTGAAGCCGAGCTTATCGCGGACCTCGCTGACTTCCACGGTGAGCCCCAGGGGCACAAGCAGGTTGAGGGCCGTGGCAAGGACAGGGATATCGGTCTGCTCGGGCTCGCGGAAAAAGACGCGAGGATAGGCGTCCCTGGGGCCGTAATTGAGGCAGATGTACGGAACGACCAGGTCGCGCTCCAGGGTCTCGGCGAGCTGCTCGGTATCGCCGTCCCGGATGTCCCCCCTGACCTCGTTGTGCACCGCGGCCTGAGCCCGGCTGGAGCCGTCGTCGGCGGTCATGGTCTGGCCGAGGATGCCTTTGGAAAGCTGCTTGTCGAACCAGTCGGCTACGCGCTCGAACGGAGATTCCCCGGCCGCCTTGGCGGCCTCGATGAACTCTATCAGCATTCCCTCGGGGATCACGGCCGCGGCATCGCTTCCCAGGTTGGCCACGGCTGCCCGGAGGATGGCGATGTTATCCTCGGTCTCGCCCGGCAGATATTTGCCCAGGCGCAACGGCATGCCGAAGACCTCGCAGAACGCCACCCAGTCCTTGACGGTGAAGTTCTTGAAGACGAAGGCCCAGGCGGCCAGTCGGGCGATGCCGCCCCGAATCGGGATGCCGGTCTTCAGGCGAGGGGTGTGCACGATGAACTTGTAGGGCGCCAGGGGGACTCCGTACAGCATGTCGGTCTCGTCCTTCATGCGCAGCTCGGAGAGCGTCTCCCGGTCGTAGAGGAAGAAGCGCGGGTCGCGCCATATGTACTTCACGGGCACCCAGGGCGTCTTGGACTTGTCCCAGCAGATCTCCACGACGCTGTAACCTTTGCCCAGGGCGTCGAGGCATTCCTCGATCATCCCCTTGGTTCCCGATCTCTTGAACAGGTTGCGGATCTCCTGAGCGATCTTCACGTCTTCCGGATCGTCGCTGGCTGACTCCACCACGATGGGGAGACGGGCCACGGCCCGCTTGCGGGTGCCGAGCACGGAGGCGTAGTGGAGATCCTTCTCCTCCATCTCCTCCGCCAGGGTCAGGTATTCGTCTGCCATCCCCTCGGTGGCGTTCTTCAGGATGAGGGCGAGCCGCTGAGGGGTAAGGCCGCCGGTCATATAGTTGTAGTGCCAGATGGAGCGGATGCCGGTCATGCTCGGCCGGGCGACTTCCTTGTCCAGGATCGCCTTGTCGATTGGCCGGTCGTATGCGTCGTAGATGGTTATTGTGCTTGCGCTCATTTCATTCGCTCCGTTTTAACAATCACCAGCAGCCGTCATGGCGGCCGACGCCGTGGTTGGTCCTGATCTGGTGCGGCAGATCGGCGTAGTCGGATTTCTTGACGCTTTCGTAGGCCATTTTATATGAGGGTTTGCTCCTGGCCTCAACAGCCAGCGCCTTGGCCCAGAAATGGTCGGCATGCCCAATCGTCTCATCCCGGTCCGCGTCGAACCGGAAGTTGCCGGTCGGGGTGGCGATCTTCTTGACGGTGTGGAAACTGAGCCGGATGGTGGTATCGGTCGGGATGGCGTCCTTGCGGTCCTGGAAGCTCTTCTTGATCCCTACGGCCAGGGCCTCTTTGCTGGCGTTGGTGAAGGTGACGCCCTCGGCCCGGCTGCCGAACATGGTTTCGGCATCCTCGGCCAGGTTGGCGCCGATGCCGGTCTTGTCTATGCAGCAGCGCCGCATCTTGGGATGCTTGAGGATGGCGAACAGTACCAGCTTCTGGACGCCGAACGGCTGCTTGGTCAGGTTGGCCACTCCCCTACAGCGGGCGACGTCGTTCACCATCTCATCCAGCCAGATCAGCGACAGGTCGCGTGTACGGGCCACGTCGAAGCCTGCGTACAGATCGCCCGCGATCATGGCCTTGTCCAGGATATGGGCGGCCTCAAACGATACCGGAGGCCGTTCGAAGGTCTTCCATTGATCGTGGTAAGCAACGGCTTCGGCGATCAGTTGTTCCAGCCATGCCGGAGTGACGTCGATCCGCACGTCCTCAACCGTCTCGATCAGATCGTAGGGCAGCCACGCCGTCGTCTCATCGATGAACTCGCAGAGGTATTCCTGGTGCCAGGCTTCGTCGTCGGCCAGGCCGAGGCGGAGGTATTCCGGATCGGTGGTCGGGTTGAAGTCTTCATCGTACAGCTCCAGCCCCATGGCCACGGCGTCGTAGATGGTGATCTTGTGCTTTGACCACCCGCCCCTTTCGCCGACATGGCGGTATTCCCGGCCGTCCCAGATCTGGAGGGTTAGCCCGGTCCACAGTTCGTAGAACTTGTTCTTCTTGCCGAGCGGGGTGCTGATGACTCGGATTTTGTAGCCGCGCGTGATGGAGGGATAGAGCGCCGTCCAGATGGCCCTGCTGTCCTTGTGCAGGGCAAATTCGTCCAGCAGGATGTTGGCGGAATGGCCGCGTGCCGTGGCCGGGTTGGCGGGCAGGCCGATGATGCGGCTGCCGTTGGGAAAGATGATCTCAAGCTGCTTGTATTCGGTGCGGACGTCGTTTTCGTCCTTGAAGGTGTCGCTGACCTCCAGGATGGTCAGGTTCATGGCCTTGGCATGCATGGCCGCCTTGGCCATCAGCTCCTTGGACTGGCGTTCGCCGGCGCTGAGGAATACCCATGTGGTCTTGTGCTTGAAGCAGTCGATGACCGCTTCCAGGGAGGTGCCGAACGATTTGCCGCCCTGGCGCGTCATCATGCCGATCTTCAGGCGGGAATCGTCCTGGACCCAGCGTTGCTGATATAGGGTCAGCGGGATCAGCGGTCCGGCCATCGTATCGACGGCAGTCGCGGCAACGGCATCGCCGGCAGGGATGTGGGTAGGCGTCCCGGCCGTGTCCGGCTGAGAGTTCGCCAGGGCGATGGCCGGGCTGACCAGCCAGACCAGCACGGTGATCGCCAGGGACAGCAGCAGGCAATGTATGTTATTTCGGCCTAAGTCCATAGAGCACCGTTGTGACGTAATCGATAGTTTTAGGGTCGAACTGGAAGTTATCGCCGACCGGGGCTTTTGAGGTGGCTTCCTTGATGGCGTCGGTAGCGTCCTGGAGCGCCTTCTCCCGCTCGTGTTTCCGGATATCCGTCTCGCGCTTGACGTTGATCGTTGCACTCTGTTCCAGGCGCTGCATGGTCAGGGCCAGGTTCTTGATCTGGCCGATAGTGGCGGACATGGTGGCCGTATCTTCCAGGTCGGCGTCCTGCATTTTCAGCGATAGTTCAAAGGCCATCGACCGGAGCATCTCGTTGATGAGGAGTCCGGTCTGTCCCTGGGGCGCGGCGCCCACGTGGCTGATGTACATCTGCGCCACTTCGCGGGACTGGCGCAGCCGCTGGCCGACCTCCTCCATTCGGACGGCATAGCGGTTGACCGCGCTCTTGCTGACGCGGTCCGGGTGCCCCTCGGCCTCCAGGATCTCGTTGATCCGGGCCGTGGCGTCAAGCTGGGTAACGCGCGGGTCCTGGAGGAGCTGTTGGAGCTTGGCCAGGATATCGGCCGGCAGCCGCTCGATGGTGGATGGCAAGGCCATGTCGGTATTGGTTCCTTTCTTTGAACCCGTGAATGGTGAATGGTTAATTCCTCGGGCTGGGGCGTGCCACGCCCGGCACCCTCGCCGATCCGGAGACGACATCCAGGCCGCGCTGGGTGAGTGTGGCGATGTAGATGTTGCACGACTCCTCCAGGTCGATCAGACCCTGTTCCTTCAACCAGGACAGTTCGGTGAGCATCTTGTCGCGGGGCGTGGTATAGCCTGCCTTCATGCCCAGCAACTTGTGCAGGATGGAGGAGTTGAGCCGGTAATCGCCGGCGCTCTCCTCCAGGAAGCGGAGGATCACCAGGCGCATATCTTCGGTGATAACATCACGGAAACTCATTATCGTTTGCCTCCCTGTTCGATCAGGAATTCGTTAATCAGGTCCACGGCCCTGTTGATACCCGACATGCGGCCGTCAAGGTTGCCGATCTTTTCCGCCAGGATCTTCATGGTGGCGTCGAGCTTAGATATCTCCCTGCGGTCCGGGAGTCTGGTGACCTCGATATGGAGATTGGCATAGGCTACGGTCAAGTCCTTGGTCTGGTTTTTGTGCTCAGCGCATAGCTTGTCGCGGGCCGCCTTGGCCTCTTCCAGGTCGATCTTTTTGAGCCGGTCGGCAACCTCCTTTTCCAGGAGGACGAATCGGCGGGAGGTGACCTTTTCCCGGTTTGACCACCAGGTGTAGATGGTATTGAAGGCGACGATCACCAGGACGAAGATATCAACCCAGAACTTCATGGCGGCGTAATCGGTGTTCGGTGGCGTCACAAAGCCCCCCAGTTTTCTAAGATTTCCTGGCATGACACGCAACGGCGGCAGCCGTTGACCGCCAGCCGCCGTTGCAAAGGTATTTTGTAGCCACAGTCCAGGCAGTGGGTGCGGCTGGTGATGACTGCCGACGGTTGCCGGCGGAAATGATCGGCCAGGGCGTCGGCCTGAAGCTGCTCGTTGATGCCCTGGGCGATGTCGATATCGTCAGGCATCAGGGATTGAACTCCATGTGTACACCGCCCAGGATCACGGCCTCGGTGCGGGTAGTGATCATGCCCTTGAGGTCCCATTCGAGGCGGCCCGTGCGCAGGAAGGTCCAGCGGCCGTCGATCTGGCCTGACTGCCCTTCGCGGCTGGACAGGCCGTAGTAGAGACCCAGATTGATGTTGTTCTTGAACGTCCACCACGGCGGCTCATCAGGCTTGAATATGATCTCGCTGTTGCCGGTCGAGGTATCCAGAAGAGCGACCGCGCTGCCACCCCCAACGTTTTCGCCGTCGCTCCTGGTAGTCGGGATCTGAGCGTCGGCGATGACCTGCGTGCTGTTTGAGCTGACCGCTTTGAACGGAAGATCGAGCGCCTTGACGATGGCCTGCTTGTCGTAGGTTATGATCTTGGTGATGTAGACCGGCACTTTGACGATCTTCTCGACAGTGGTCTCAACCGGGACATTGACGTATTGCGGCGGTCCGGCAACTGTCGTTGTGACGGTCTTGACCGTGGGACGGAGGTAGAGCCAGATGGCCGCAAACACGGCGATGACCAGGAAGACGGCCAGGATCACGGTTCCCCAGGGGAAGGTCTTTTGTTCGGCCATGGCCTATGCCCTCTGTGACGCGGCTTCTTCTTTGGCTGCGTTAGCAGCGTCCAGGACTGCCTGCGCCGCAGTGATCTGCTCGGTAGTCGGTATGGCCTGGGCGGCGGAGGGAGCGGGATGGTCAGGAAGAGGCGCGAGAACGTTGATAAGAGGAGCACCCGGCGTGAGGGGCGAGAGGGCCGACAAGGCGTTGGCGGCGTCGGCGGCCGCGGACAGGATCGCCTGGGCCTGCCCGGCCTGATCCTTGATGGCGTTGTAATGATCGGTGATGGTCAGGGCCGGAGGGGTCAACGCGGCGGCCTGGCCGATGAGTTGCTCGATCTTGGCGGCCGTTGAGCATTCCACGCCGGTCGTAGTGTTGGTGCCCAGGGCGTGGACGCCTGAAACGGCGAAGCCGGAGGCCGTAGGGATGCCTATGTTGAGCGGCACTTTACCGGTGGCCATGCCGTAGCAGGTGCCGGCGGCACAGGTGAGTAGAGCGACGCCTTTGGCGGACGAGACGGGATCAGCGGTGAAGTTACAGAAGAAGTTGGTGAAGAAGCTGGCGAACTTGGCGAACATGGTAACTCCTTTCGATGCTGAGTAGGGGCGGACCGAGTCCGCCCGCTTTGGGGGTAAAACAGGACCCCTGTGGGCCTAAAGACACGGCAAGCAGCGTCTCTACGCCGTTGCCATTACTTGCTTGATCTTGTCTTTCGACACTCCGTCCCGCTCCAGCCAGGAGCCGAGGAACTGTTTTTGGCTCGGGTCAGCCTTAACCTTGGCCAGGCGAAAAGCGATGGCGTTGTCCATAGCCTTGTCCAGCAGCGTGGACGGGTCAGCGGCGTTGATGGCGGCAATGGTCTTGTCGCCCACCGCGCCGTCAGGGGTGACACCGGCGGCGGCCTGCATCCACATGACGCCCCGGCCGCCACCGTTGACGGCGTGGTTGTATAACCAGTCGGCCACGGCTTGGTCATTGATTTCCCCCAGGCGGTACTTGCCCCAGAAATTTATTCTGAAAAAAAAGATTACAAGCTGTTGAAGATAAGTCAGTTGAGCGAGTTGAGAGTTGAGGTACTTGGCCCAGTCGGAATAGGCGGCCGTTCCGTATAAGGGCATGGCATTAAGGCGGTACATGGCGCCGGTAATGAATTTCCAGCCGCCCCACTGGGGCCAGATGGCCGGAGCGATGCCTTTGTAGGTGGGGATAGTGACGACACCCTTTATAACGACGTTGCCCTTGTCGGCGGGGTTGAAGTTGACTCCCCCCTCATCGCCCATGGTTGCCGCGTGGGCCTTTAAAAAATCCGACATTGAACCCTCCTGAAATCATGATTCGGGGCGCATGCGATGCGCCCCTACAGTTGGTATTGGGTTTTAGGTTGGCGGGGTGGTGAAAGGAGAAAAGCCACCCCGCCAGGGAGCACCACACGCAGGGGATACTACGGGGGAATCGGAATGGTTTATGCCTGAAGGACTTCAAACAAAAAGCCCCGATCCATGGTGATGGAAAGGGGCTTCCGGTAATTTGCGCCTTATAGCGCGATGGGGTTACGGTGTCAAGTTTTACATCCCCGGCAACTTGCACTGCCGTCGCTCGAACTCCTCCTTTTCCACGGCCGCGATGGCGCTGTAGATCTGGCGTTCGGTCAGGTTGAACTCGCGGGCGAGCTGGGCATGGTTGCTGCCTGTGAATCGGCGGTAGATACGCCGGTGTTTCTCCATTACCGCAAAGAGATGGCCCTTGGCGAAGTAGATCGTATTACCGGATATCTGGCCGCGCATGAGTTCCATGGCCATGTCGGCAGCCCGGACGGCCTGGTCGGGCGCCATCTTCAACTCCGCCACGAATCCCTCGGCGATGCTGTTGCGCAACTGCTCCTGGACTTCGCCGTATTTGCCACGCCAGTGGCGGTTGACTTTATCGCTCATCATTTCGCTCCCGAAAGGTCCCAGCCCTCACGCTTGGCCTGATACGTGAGGGCGGAGATGATCTTGTACAGTTCGCCGTCCTTTACCCAGGCGACCTTGTCCGTTTTGCAGACCCTCTTGGCGATGGCATCGGCATACGCCCAGGACTTTTTGCCGACGGTCAGCAGCGCCTCGATCTTGCCGAGCTGGTCGGCGCGGCTGCCGCTCTTGTCCATGTTCTTGGGGCGGTGGGGATAGGCGCGCTTGTTCCTGGGCTTCCATGCCGGCCGTTGTTCTTCTCCGGCCAATACGGAGAGACGGTTGATCAGCTCCTGGCGTTCGTTCGGCTTCAGCTCCTTAGAGGAGTCAGTGCGGCCCTTGCTGATATCGCCAATCACATCGCGGTAGTTATCGTCGTCAAAGCCCTGCTGCACGGCCATGACCTTGTTTTTAAGGGCGTGGATACGCGGGCGGTCTGTGTTCCATTGTTCGGCTTCGGTGCGTTGTTTATATGGTCTGGATGGCATGGTTTAAGTCCTCTTTAATTCAAAACTATCTGTCAAATGGCATATAGTTTTATGCACTTCCTTTTACGGGTAACTTTTCCATGATTTTTTCTTTCAGCCGGTTTAATACGGCATCAGCAGGGAAAAGCACTGTCTCTCTGCATTTAGTTGGTTCAAACTTTTCGTCAAGCACACCTAAGAACCATTGCAGAGATTCCATGTCAGGAGCAGTAAACATAATTTCTACACCATCAAGAGTCCATGACATTGATACTCCGACTTTCGCAAACCCTATTTGATCTAATTGTTTTTTCATATTGCCTCTCCCGGTTCACTATTCACGGGCTTACCCAAGCCATCCAAAATCTCCCGTAGCTTGGCTGCCTGGTCGGCGTGTTCTTCGTCGCTCAGTTCCCGCTCCGGGAGTTTCATCCTGACCGGCCGGGTTGGGAGTGCCGCCAGCAGTTCGGCCGGCTGGGGCCACCATTTGAGGGTGCGATAGAGATATTGGAACGCCTTGCGGATGCGGGGCCGGTCGATCTCTTTGATCATGCCGTCGCCCACGGTCTGGAGCCACATCTCGGCGGTGTAGGGAAGCATCTCCACGGCCGGGGTGTTAGCCAGGCGCAGGCAGACCATCTGCTGCATGGCCATGCCGATCTCCTGGCGCAGCCAGAAGTTGGCGTCGTCCATGCCCTCGGCCTTCCATTGGGCGAGTCCCTGGACCGCCTGGATGGAGCGCGGGACGAATGCCGCCCCCTGGGTGCGCACGCCGTAGCCCTGGACTGTGGTTTGGATGTTGTCTCCCATCAGTATCCACGTTCCATTATTTGCCCTATGCGGCGCAGGATCTGTAGGGTGATCTCGGGCGGTACGTCACAAACCGGTCGTGGACGCGACGCAGGCGTGACCTCGGCCGGAGGCGAGACCCTAAAGGTTTTTAAAACCTTTAGGGTCTGGGTGACGTCCTTGACCGGTTCCGGTGCCCGTTGCGGAGGCTGGTAGCCAACCGGATGGAGTTTCTCCAGGCCAGAGCAGCCGTCGCAGGCGAAGGTGCCGCGCTCGCGGTTAGCTCCGCATTGTCGCTCACTGATCCGGGCGCACAACCGTTCGCATGTGCCGAGGAGGATGGTCATGGTGTTCCTCGCAGCGCTTCCATTTTTTTATAGAGCTTGTCAGCCCTGGTCATTCTGGCCGATGCCTGAGCAAACTTTTTGTGTGCATCTTGCCACTTGGGATCAGGATAGGGATGGAGTTTCGTCTCTGCGCATGAGACTTCCATCTCATCACAGGCCGCTTTCGACTCAATTTCCCATTGGATGTAGAGCAAGTCAGCTTCGAGACTTCCATTTCTGCCAAATGAAAACCAGTGTTGCTGAAGCATAAACTCGATCAGAATGGCCTTTGGGAACTTTCCCAGGATTGATCTCGCGTCCATCACTCTTCCTCTTTTTCAACCTGAAATGAGGGGCAAACTCCGCCCGGAAACTCCCGCTCCAGATCCCTATCCACCCGGCAGGGCAACCCCGTCATAAACTCTCTGTTCCACTTCAACTCGACAAGTACCGCACTAGCCACGTCATCGGGAATGCCGCGTTTTCCGGCTTCATAATCCTGGTAGGTGCGCCAAGGGATTCCCAGGGTCCTGTACATATCCCTGGGTGCGAAGCCGATTTCTTCGCGGATATTCTTCAACATGTCCGCGTCCATCAGGTGCGTGCGTTTTGTGTCTGTTTTTCGTTTTTTAAGGTCGTTTTGCACGCGGTTATTCCATTCCGGGTCAAGCATGAAAGTTCAGTTTGACAAAAAGGCCAATTTGCAAATTTGATCAATTACTGCCGCTGTCAGGGAGTTAAACCCTGATTGTCCTGGCCTCGCTTCCAGGCGTCCTACTCCACACTTGACCCCGGATAACCCTGATGTCTGATTGGTATTGCATCAGGCGCTCCAGGAGGAGCCACACATCCATGGCATGCAGCGGCTAACAATGGTGATCGCTCAATGCAGGGCCGGCTATTCGGTTCCAGAGACCCTAAAGGTTTTTAAAACCTTTAGGGTCTGGCACCGGCCCTCGGTTCAACGATCACTGCACCTCGACATAAAACGGTCCATTGGGCTCATCCTGGCACAGAGACAAGCCAAGGCCGGCGCCGGCAAGGTCGCAGATGTTCATGTCGTCCGGACAATCGGCTAGAGCCGCCCGCAGATCCCCGACCGTCTCGATGTGGTCAATCTCCTTTTCGCGCATCAGCATGCTTTTACCTCCTCGGTCTTGATTATCCTGCCCCAGTTACGGCAGTAGGGGCAGGCGATGTCTGTTTTTGGGTGTTCTTGATCGTCAGAACCTTTATAGGTAGCCGATCTATGCTGTCTGGTGAATTCCTTGTCGACGTTGGAACATCTAGGTTGACGGCAAATGGCCGTAACGTTGAAGTAGGGCGGTTTCATCACACCTCCTCGATTTCGTCTGTCTCGTGGTTGAGGAACTTGTTGCCGGCACAGGCTTGTCCCATGCATTCCTTGCAGCACAAGAAAGTGCTCTTTTCATGGCGCGAGCGACAGTTGACGCAGCTCTTTGGGACATTGAGGCTTGGGGCCAGACGGCGTGGTATAGGCATCACTCCACCTCCAGGTACTTCAGATCATCCTTCTCATAGATCCGGACGCGCAACATACCTCCGCCGTCCGTCCCCACCGGCATATCCTCGGGCAACACGTCTAGCAGTGTCCGCAGTTCGCCCACATCCTGTACGCATATCTCATTTAGAAGCCGTCCCATGACCGCCTCCTTAAAGCGCCGCGATATGCAGCGGCACGGCGTCGTAGGCGCCCTGGTCGGTGCGCATGTAGAGCCGGATCTGTTTCTTGCTGGAAATGACCTCTATGGCGTCGTTGATGATCTTCATGCCTTCGTGCCAGAGCGGATTTTCGAACTTGTAGGTGCGCAGCCGGAGTATTTCCGCGACCCGTAGTTTGCCGTCGATCTGGGTAAACGTGGCAAGCAGCATGGTCTTCAGGTCGTTGGCGCTCTCGGGGTAGATCTCGACGGCCTCCAGCAGTTTCTGCTTGGACACCTCGATCTCGGGGCCGAAGTCGATGGTCTTCTGTATCCCCACAACCAGCTTGAACCTGCGGTCGAAGGTCGTGAACGTCATGTTCCCCTCGGTACCGCCCCGCTTGGTTAGGTAGGACTCGAACAGAAGCGACACGAACGTCGTGATATCCTCGAAGGTGTGCAGCTTGAACCGGCCCAGCATGGCGCTGACGTTGAGCCAGATGCAGGCGATGGAGAGCACCATGTCGTGCTCCAGCAGGTCCTTCTCCTTGATGTTATCGACCCTGACCAGGTCGCCGTTGCCGTTCTCCATGCGGCCGTCGATGACCTGGGGATGGCCGACCTCGTAGGAAAGGCGGTCCTGACGCTTGAGCGCCCAGCCCGCGCCCGTATCGGCGGCCCGTTCGGTGACTTCGCCCCAGGTGATCAGATCCTTTTTGTAGGAAAGGGCACGGATTGCCATCTCGGCCGCTTCCTTGGCCGCGGCCCCGGTCTTGTGGTACTGCATCCCCTCCGCTGGGTTGTAGCTGTAAAAGTTCATCGTTTTCCTCCCTTCCTTCCGTCCCGTTCCCACCAGGCGTTGAAGTTATCCAGACAGGTACCGCAGGCCTGATAGTTGTGGCCGGGCTGGCCGAACCGGGCACAGCTCCATTCGGAGCCGAGTCCGGGGATCTCGCCGTTGCGGTTGCCGTTCATATCAGAGCCTGATGAGGTGAGTCCTGAGAGATGATCTGTTCTCAACCCTCGTCCCTCAACCGCCTTTATATCAGCCATGGCACACCTCCCTGACAGCCCTGTTGACGGCCCGGTAGCGGAGCCGGAACTTGAACCATTCGAAGGTGATGATGGCGCTGAGTGTCACGGCGTCGGCAGGGCCGATGAGTTTGGCGATGGTCTGTTCGATCATGAAGCATTTGATGATGCGTTTAAGCATGGTTACTTCCTCCTTTTACATTGCTTGCAGGCACGGTACATGCGGGCGTAGAAACTGTCTGTCGCGGGCTGGCGCTTCCGGTACCCGGAACATTCACCCAAGGTAATCTCGCCCAATTCCGGGCAGGCCACCGTCTCGCCGCCCAGGACTTCGCGGATGCGGCGTTCTATGGCGTCCGGGGCCGCATATGTCCCCTTGCGGTATTGGGACATCTGGCTGTCGGAGATGTTGAGCTTCTTGGCCACGGCGGCAGCTCCCCCTTTGCCCTTGGAGTCGTTGTGCTCGGCGATGGTCTGCTCCAGGATGGCCCTCAGTTCGAGTCTGGTCATTCGGCTCCGCCTTCCACCCGCGCCCACACGACCCGCCGCAGGTTGGGGTCGTAGACCTGCTTGGTGCGTTGGATCTGGGGAGGGTGCGGCCCGGTCCACATGGCTGCGATCAGGGAGTATTTGCCGTCCGTCCTCTTTACCAGGTATCCGGCCAGGCAGAGGGCCTGGCAGTATCTCAGGGCCTCCCCCTCGGCGACCTTGTGTTCCGGGGTGGAGGCGTTGAAGGCTAGATCCACGGCGCTGAAGCTCTTGAGCACCTGCATGGCGTTCCACATATGGAGCCTGCCGATCCCTTGGGTGACGGGGGTGCCATCCCGGCGCACACGAGGGGCGTCGACGCCGGTGTCCCTCAAGAGGCGATAACCGATGGGAGTCATGCGAGTTATGGGACCTCCGGGACCCATGGGATCTCGCTCAAGATAACCAGCGCGGAACAAGCCTCTGAGGTAATCGCGGATGCTCGACTCCTGCAGACGAACATCAAAGGCGATATCGCAGATCGTGAAGCCGGCTGAGCCCCACGCTCTGATCCACTCCCAGACCGCCTGACGGCATTCGCTGGGCTGCTGTTTGTCGATGGGCTTGCGGCTCATTTGCGCCCTCCCCTGACCGGGGCCTTGCCGGTGTAGAGCGCCTGACCGCCCCATGCGGCGCGGTCGATGCTATCGAGGCCCTGGCGCAGGCTCATCTCCTCAACCAGCTCCAGGTTCGTGCAGATCCTCCGGGCCGAGCCGCCGCTCTGTTGGTGGATGTGCTCCAGCAGGTCATCGGAGACGGCTACCTTCCGGCAGTAGAACTCCGCCAGCAATTTGGCATCCTCCAGGTCGAGGGGCTGGACCGGCGACCAGTCGAGCACGCGGCTGTCGACGCGCTCCCAGGCGTTGAGCGCGGTCGGGAAATTCTCCTCGCCGATCAGGAGTATGGGATGCTGGCCGGCGCCATCGTGCATGTCGCGGATGATCTCGACCGCGTTCTTTTTCACCAGATGATCCATCTCATCTACGATCAGCGGCCGGCCCGACACCTGGAGCTGTGCGCATACCTGGTTGAGCATCTCCGGCATGGTGGGTGCGGCCTTGATCCCCATGACCATAAGGATCTCCGTCAGGACGGTCTTGCGGTTCCAGACGGATTTGCATTCGATGCGGTAGGCGTTGTAACGGTTCATCAGGTAGACGGCGGCCGATGATTTGCCCAGGCCGGCGCGGCCGTAGAGCACGCCGATCTTTGGGAGGTGGCTGGAGGCGTTTATCAGGCGCTCCATGCAGGTTGCGGCGAGGATGACGTTGTTGAGCGCTGCTACGGTGCCATTGACGGACTGTGTGGTTTGTGGCATTATAATCCCTCCTATTGGTTGTTTTGAAAAGGTCGGGGGTCGCGAGTTCCCGGCCTTTTCGCGTTATTTCAATGCAGATTCCGCTTCCATTCCCTTGAAAACCCGGTATTCGTTGCTCTTCTCGTAGATTATGAGCATCCGGTAATCCTCTTCAGATATCAGCTCTTCGTAGCCTTTTGCGGCTACCGTCAGCCTGTTTCTCAGCGCCTTCATGCGCTTGTACTTGCTGCGGGCGGACTCAGCACCCAGGTTGAGCACATTGGTGGCCGCACCGGCCTGCAACTCTGCTTTAAGGCGCTCTTTCATGGCCTGCTGCTCCGGGGTCAGAGTCGGGACGGCCGGTTTCCATGTGCCGTCCAGGGCGGCGCGGGCTGCACTGGCGGCAGTGAGGCCGGGAGTGGAGTACTCGACGGTGGGGCGCGGAAGGTAGGCCACGTTGCCCTGGGCCTGGGCCGCTTCCCGCTCGCGGTAGGTCATGACGGCATCGACCACGTCCACGCCCTTCAGGGCCTTTTTCGACTCTCTTGTCAGGCGCGCTATCTCCTTTTTGTGCTCGTTGTGCAGGGCGCGGGTCGCGGTGGCGACCTCCATCATTGAGATGCCGGTGCGCTGGGGGTCCTCGGCGATGCAACAGAATTCCCACATATCGTGCTCATTCCGGATATGGACGATGATCCGGCCCAGGTCGGCGGGGTCCTGGAAGGCCCGGCACTGGTGGCCGGTGTAGATGCCCAGGGCCGGGTGGATGTAGCGGCCGCCGTTGACCCGGATGCCCTTCTTGCCGATGATCGGCAGCCGGCCGCCGCGGCGGACCGCTTCCGACAGGAGCATGTCCAGGGCGCGGATATCGGTGATGACGTGGATGGGGTGCGGCCATGCGGCGACGGCCTGGTTGGGTGTTTTGCCCAGGCGGGAATGGGTTGTGTTGTGGTAGCCGGCCGTCCAGCGGTCGATGGATTCCTGTAGCTGTTCGGCGCTGACGGAGATCTCGATCACCTCGTCCCTGTTCATGAGGCGCTGGGCAAAGGTCCTGCGGGCTTCGATGGCCTGTCGTTCCGAGACGCTGTGGCCGCAGTAGCCGGGCGTCAGTTCGATCAGGTCGTGGCTCCAGGTGCGGAAGCTGCGTTCGATATGAGGCTTTTCGTCGCCGCTGAAGGGGTTGCAGATGTGCTGGTGGATCTCCAGGTCGTCCAGCACTCTGGTGAAGTGCTCGCCCACGTAGGCGGAACCTTCATCGGTGGTGATGGTGCCGCCGGCGGGGACGCCCCAGTCGAGGATGCAGTTGCGGATGGCCCAGGCGTTGTCGCGGGCCTTTTCCGTTTTGGTGACGTAGTATTTGAGCCGGGCCGGTCCCACGTCGGTGACGCCGATGACCTTGTAGCGTAGGCCGTCGATGAGCAGCAGATCGGCCGGGGTGGCGTCGATCTCCCAGAGCTGGTTGGGGCCGATGATCCCCTCGGAGCGGCAGCCGAAGGCGGGCTGGAAGCGGTTCTTGAAGTCGTCCGGGTTGGTGGCCAGGGCAAACTGGTGCATGTTCCTGGCTTTCCACTTTGCCAGGTACCGCGCGACTGTCTTGTTGTGGACCTGGGGCGCGTCCGGCAGCAATCCGCGCAGGGCCTCGTTGCATTTCTTTTCGGTGATGTGGGGATGTTTTAGCAGCAGGGCCGTGATGGTGTCGGCCATGGGGGCCGTGGTTGTGCCGTCCGGAAGGGTGACCGCGTTCCAGGTCTCTATGGTGCCCTGATCCTTTCGATTGCCGTACAGGTCCACCAGGCCCATGACGCCGCGCTCGTACTCTGTACTGATCCAGTCGCGCAGGGTGCCGGGGTGGAATTGCCGGATCTTGGCACGCACCCAAGGAGCCACGTCGATCCGGCCCAGGTTGTATTCGTGGGCAAAGGTGTCCTGGCCGTGTTTTTTGGCTAGATGATGGTCGGTGATGTAGTGGTTAGCCGCCTTAATGATCGCCATTTTGGCCTTTGCGCCGAGCTGCTGCTTGGCCGGAAGGCGCGAGAAGGATGCCGCCGACTCGGCGCGGGCCGCGAGGCGCTGACGATCCTGCTCCTCCGCGGAGAGCTGGACCTGGGAGGCAAAGGCACCGGTAGCCTGGATATCGTAGCCCACGGTCGTGTTCTGCGTGGCCAGGGCGTGACGGGTTTCGGGGGAGAGGGAGGAGACGGCGTATTCCTTGTATTTGCTGTCGCTCCCATCCTTCTTTTTAATGGGTTGCGAAGGGTAATCCCTGTCAATCACGCCTTTGATGGTTTTCGGCATCCCCGGTAGGCCTGCAAGTTCCTTGGCAGTGTAGTAGACCTTCATTTCTCGCCCTCCAGGGCCTTGATCAGCGCTTCTTTCCGGCGGATGCGCTTGTCCAGCTCGCGCTTGATCTCGATATCCTTCATAACATCGGCCCGCAGGGCATCCGGGCTCTTCAGGGTGTACAGTCCGGCCGCCTCGGCCTGGATGCGCAGCAGCTCGTGATCACCGGTGGCGGCGCAGAAGGCGGCGTAGAGGCGGCCCGGCATCTCGTGTGGGTGGCTTTCGGCAAGCCAGTTGTTGAGCATGGAGACGGTAACGGTCTCTCCGGACAGCACGGTCATTGCGTCGGCAATACTTTCGCGGGATTTTGGAACGTTTTTGGCGGCGTTTCTGATGGCCGCGTTGATGCGGGCGGAGACGTTGAGGCGACCGGGGGCGGAGGCGGCCCGTTCATCCCTTTCCTGGGACAACAGGTCGAACAGGCTCATTTGCGTGACTAAACTTTGTTTGATTTTTGTCATTGCAGCGGACCTTTCCGCAGGGT